CTCTTCGCATTCTGTATCCGACCCATATACAGCAAGGGTTTCCGAGATTCAGGTGCAAAATGTCCGAACCTACCCAAGATTAAAAACGAACACGGAGGGTGGTGACCGCCGTTATTTGGATGAGCTTGTGCAGCTGGCGCGTGACGTTCTCAAGGTCGAGTTGATGGATTGGCAGAAGCTTGTGCTGGGCGATCAGCTTTCTTTGCAGCCTGATGGTCGCATGATGTTTCGCCAGTCGGTTGTGTCGGTGGCGCGTCAGAACGGCAAGTCGATTTGTGGCCAGGCTTTGATTTTATTTTGGCTTTTGAAGATGCCTGAGCACCGGGGCGAGCGTCAGACCGTGGTGTCAACTGCTCACCGTTTGGACCTTGCCTCGGAGATGTTTAATTCGTTGGCGGGGATTCTTGAGGAGTATTTCGACGCGAAGGTTATTTATTCTTACGGTCGCCAGTCGGTCGAGATTCCTGCATCGGCTGACGGTTCTTTCCCAGGCTCCAGGTGGATTGTTCGTGCTGCTACCCCGTCGGCTGGTCACGGCCTTAGCGTCGACCTACTTTTTGTGGACGAACTTTTCGGTTGCTCTCCTGAGTCGATTGACGACGCACTGGTCCCGACGATGCGCGCCCGCCGTGATCCTTTGATGAGTTGCTGGTCGACTGCTGGCACGGTCGACGAGTCAATCGTTTTTCGTCGCATGCGTGAGAAGGGCATCGCAGAAATTGACACGGGCAAACGGTCACGTCTCTATTACGCCGAATACAGCCCCCCCGCCGATCTAGACCCAATGAGTCCTGAGGCTTGGGAGTATTCAAACCCTGCTCTTGGCACAACGCTTGAAATGGAAACCATTGTCGAAGAGTCCAAGGGTTCAAACATGAACGCCTTCCTTCGTGCATCGGTCAACCTTTGGATTGCTGGCCACCGGTCATGGATTGACGCAGGACATTTTGTGCAGCTGGGCGACGCAGGCGAGTTACCTGTTGAAGGTGGCTGGCTCGCTATTGAGGCCGCACAAGACGACCAAAGATTTGTGGGCGTCCGATCTGTTGAGGTCGGAGACAAAGTTTTAACAACTGTGGAGTTCATTGTTGAGACGTTGCGCGACTTATGGACCGCCACAGAGGAATCTAAAAAGCGTCACAAGGGAATGCAGATTGCCGTCGGTGCAGCTCTCGACGTTCACATCCCGCCATCGTTAAAAGCGTCAGCAACTCTTGTCGGAACGCGTGAACTTCAAAAGTGGACCACCGTTGTTAGGTCAATGATCATCTCGGGGCAGACCCGACACACAGGTGAAGAGCTACTAATCGAGCAAGTAAACAGGGCCGTAATTGTTCGCCACCAGGGACATATGAGTTTGAGCAGTGCGCGTTCGCCAGGACCGATTGAGCTGTGTCGCGCGTTCGTTTGGAGCGTCGCTCTTGCTGGAAAACCCAAAGGTCAAAACAAAGCAGCGTTCGCCTTTTCTCCATGATTTCTTTATCTTTGGAAAGTTGCACACAAGACTTGTTTTTCGTGTAAGACTCCCAAGCGATGGGAATTTTCTCGCGCACAAAAGCAGCACCTCCAGCGTTCGCTGCTGAACCGATTAAGGCTGCCGTCGGCATGTCCTACAACGGGACACAGAACTACTGGTCGTGGACTGGTTCGTGGCGTCGAGAAGAAGCAATCCAAATTCCCACGATTTCTCGTGCGCGTGATCTCATCGTTTCTTTAATTTCGGGTTTGCCGATTGAGCAGTACTCCCTCGTTTGGAATGAGAACGACGGCGAATATGAAGAGCTGATGATTCCAGGCGAAACATGGATGAGCCGACCTGATCCAAAGGTCACCCGCCAGTTCTGTTTAGCCTGGACGGTCGATGACCTCCTTTTCCTCGGAAGAGCTCATTGGGTAGTTACCTCTCGCTCGTCCACCACTGGTTTTCCTTTATCTTTTCAATGGATTCCAGCAGCCGACGTCACCCTGCCGAACATGCCCGGACCGCAGTACTGGAGCGCACCAACCGAGATTGAGTTCAACGGAATTCCTCTTGATCCGAAAGACGTCATCACATTTCTGTCGCCTATCCAGTCATGGCTCACGATGGGCAACCGCGCCATTGAGATTTCTAATCGCCTCGATAATGCGGCCATGAGGTTTGCATCGAATGAAATCACAGCTGGCTATCTTCAGCAGACTCCAAACTCTGAGCCAATGGACGGCGACGAACTGTCCGACCTTGTCGCAGCGTGGGCCGCAGCGCGCCAGCGCAACGCCATCGGCGCTCTTAACTCTTCCGTGACGTGGCACGAATTTAATTCTGACCCTTCAAAGCTGCAGTTAGTCGAAGCTCGTAAGCATCAGATGACCGAACTCGCAAACCTTTGCAACGTGCCACAAGTACTTGTCGGCGCTGACGCTGGCACAGGCATGACCTACCAAAATGTCCAAGAGTCTCAGCGCGCTTTATATCTCAGCGCAAAGCAATACATCGAGTGCATCTCGCAGACCCTTTCCATGGACAATGTTTTGCCTCGTGGCCGTTTCTGTCGCCTTGACGTTTCCGAGTATCTCGTAGACGACGGCGGCGACGTCATGCAAGAAACACCTGATCCGCTGGAGCAGATTGCCGAATGAACACCGAAAAGGAAACTATGAAACTTGATTTATCCGCTGGCTCGTTCAGCGTAAATGCCGCAGGTCCTGACGGGACCCCCAAGCGCACCGTGGAAGGTGTAGCCGTGGAATGGAACACAATCGCCACCGTGTCAAGCGGTCAGCGTGTCAAGTTCCTTCCTGGCTCTCTTCCCACCGACGGACCTGCACCAAAGTTCATGCTCGACCACTCACCTGAAAAGCCTTTGGGCATGGTGTTTGAGCGCACAGACGACGGGGAGCGCATGCTCTTCGCCGCACGAGTCGGACCGGGCACAGCCCGTGATGAAGTTCTCGCTATGGCTGGTCCAGGCGAGTATTACGACAGCGTCAGCGTCGGAGTCGAACCAGTCGATTACACATTCGGCAAAGTCGGCACAGACGACGAGAACGTCATGATCGTGAAGGCGGGGCGCTGGATGGAATTATCACTCCTTCCATTCGGCGCTTTCGCCACGGCAAAGGTTGCACAAGTTGCAGCAGCTGAGCCTGAAGAAACAGAAGAACCCACACCAACAGATTCCGAGGAGGAACCAGCAGTGGCAACACAAGAAACCCCAGCAGTGGTTGAGGCCGCTGTCCCAACCAATGTCATCAGCGCACAGCCGAAGCGAGAATTTGTTCTCCCTTCAGCAGGTGAGTTCATGGCCGCTTACCACATCGGTGGCGACACATTTGCAAACATGAACAAGGCAGTTGCTGAGTTCACCGCTTCACAGCGCACAGCTCTTCAGGCTGCAGCTGGCGACGTCCTTACAACTGACACGCCAGGTTTGCTCCCTGTGCCAGTGCTCGGTCCATTGGTCCAGGATCTGAATTTCCTCAGGCCGACGGTCGAAGCGGTGGGCGCTCGCGCTTATCCGGACAACGGACAGCAGAAGACCTTCGTTCGTCCAACCATCACAACGCACACAAGCGTTGCTGCACAGACAGAACTCACCGCTGCATCAGCAACCACAATGGTGATTGCTGCGAATACGGTCAGCAAGACCACCCTTGCTGGGCAGGTGACCTTGTCCCAACAAGACATTTCGTTTACGAGCCCCGAAGCAATGGGTCTTATCCTCAACGATCTCATGGGCGAATACATGATTGCTTCGGACAACCTTTGCGCAGACAACTTGCTCACCGCAGCAACCTCGTCAGGCGTTTGGGATGGCACAGTCGCAGACCTTCTCAAGAGCGTTTACGACTCAGCAGTTGACATCTCTAACGGTCGCAACTGGACACCAACTCACATGTTCGTCTCTCCTGACGTATGGGGTCAGCTCGGTCAGCTTGCAGACACAACTGGTCGCCCAGTGTTCCCATTCATCGGTGCAGGACTTACAGGTCAGAACGCACTCGGAAACGCATCAGCGTCTTCTTGGAACGGAACCCCACTTGGGTTGCAATTAGTGGTGGACAGCAACTTCGCTGCGAAGACCATGGTCATCACACGCGTCGGTCAAGGCCAAGGCGATGCCTTCGAATTCTTTGAATCCATCCGTGGACTCATGAGTCTCGAAAACCCATCGGTCCTCGGCAGGACCATGAGTTTCCATGGTTTCGTGTCGACCTTTGCTGCTATCCCTGGCATGATCCGCAAGATCACACAGGCATAAAGCTTTAACGGAAGAAGGAGCAGGACGGTGGCTGTTTATAACCTGGCATTTTGTGCACGGCTAGACAACTACGCCGTCCTGCAAACCTTCGTCGAAACCGACATCCAACCTCAGGACAGTATCTCCATCACCGGAGCAACTCTTCCTGCAAACGGAACCTATGTCGTTATCTCAACGGAACCCTATGAATTTTTAGGAGTCACCGACGAGGGCGACCTTCAGTTCGATTACAACTACATCCGAGAGAACCAGTTCATCGTTGTCTCTTCGGGTGCTGACGTTGTCCGTGACACCACCAACGGAACTGTGACCGTCGGTGCTACAGCTTGTACTTGGATTACAAATCAAAATGTTTTGGACTGGTTGGGCATCTCGCCCGCGACCGCCAATGACACTGCTTTCGTTACGGTATGCACGGATGCCGCTAACGCGCTTGCGTTCCGTCGCCGCCGTTCTTCGGGTTATACCGATGCACTTGCGACGGCACCAAGTGCAGACGTCAAGCTCGGAACCATCATGTATGCAGGCGGTCTTTACCGCGCCCGTGGCAGCGGACAGTACGACGGTTTTAGTTCTTACGAGTCCATGGCCACAGCCACCCCCAACGTGGCGATGGGTGAGATTCTTCGCTTGTGGGGATGCAACAGGGCACAGGTTGCCTGATGGGTGCAATCAACGACGCCCGTCTTCGACTGGTCACACAGCTCACAAACGCTGGAATCACCGTCGTCTCTGACTCACGCAACATTCGCCCAGGTGTCGTCGTTATTGACCCCCCTGAAATCTCACGCTCAACCAGCAACCAAATGGAATTGTCATTCCCCGTCAATGTCGTGATGCCTCCACCGGGCAACCTTGACGCGCTCATCCCGTTGCTCGACCTCATGGATCAGGTCATCGCAGCAACCTCCGCAACCTCCGCAACCCCGACTGTCTACTCGGCAGGCGGTCAAGACCTACCCGCTTACACGGTGACCGTGCCGTGGGTGGCTTACCCATAAGGAACAAATGGCAACCTATAAAGTCATTGCAGACAACGTCTCAGGCAAGCAAGTCGGAGACTCCATCACTGATGAGGAACTCGACGGTTGCTCCGTAGAGGCTCTTATCGCAGGCGGGCACATTGAGCCAGCCAAATCAACCAAAACAACCAAGGAAGCAGAGGCCGAATAACCATGGCTATTTATGTAAACAAAGACATCACCGTCACGGTCAACTCGATTGACTTGACCACCTACGTCACCAACGTGGAAGTTGTCCAGGCTGTTGACTCAGTTGAGTCCACCGCTATGAGCGCAACCTCAACCAACGGCCACACCTTCGTCGGCGGCATTCAGAACAACACAGTCACGATTTCTTTCAACCAGGACTTCGCAACAAGCAAGGTTCACGCAACACTGACAGCTCTCGTTGGTGTTCCAACAACTGTCACCGTGAAGCCAACCTCCGCTGCAACAGGTGCGAGTAATCCGCTCTTCACTGTGACCTCGGCGCTGTGCTCAGAATACCGACCCGTGATGGGCGCTGTGGGCGACCTTGCGACCGTCGGGGCGATCACGTTTGCTGGCGGCCTTTACACCGCAGCTGTCGCGTAATGTTTGAGCTAGTCATCTCCACCGTGCTGGTGGATGGCAGCGAACACACGACTGTTCTCACTGTTCCCAGCATCCTCGAATTTGAGCGCCTGCACACGGTCTCAATTATCAAGGCGATGGATCAGAACCTCTCGATGGAATACCTGGTCACGCTCGGATATTTAGCGATGAAGCAGCTAGGCCACGTTTCCAACATTGAGAAGTTCCAGTCCGAAGTCAAAGGCGTGTCCTACGAAATCAGGTCCATCCCTTTTGGCGTGACGGCTACCACGGAGCCATCGCCGGACTGATACTGGCAGGCATCCCGTGGAGCGACCTCAAGGACATGCCTCAGACCCTGATCAGCACACTCTCACACACTCTTAAAGAAAGGCAGAAGTAATGGCAGTCAAAGTTATGAAACCCGACGCTGACATTCAGAAAGCCTTAAAAGCAATCAAGAAGGTGCAGCCTGAACTCATCAAGCAGATGAAGAAGGACATGAGAAAAGAAGCTCAGCCCGCTATCAAATCCATCAAGGCTTATTTGCTGTGGCTTGACCCTGACGTGGAACCTTTTAATAATTCAAACGATTCCAACATCACCAAAGGTGAGTTGATTCGTGGCCGTGGCGGGAAGACCCGCTGGCGTAAGACTGACATTCTCCGTGGCATCCGCGTCAAGTTCGGCGGTCCGAATCGCAAGGCTCGTATGGGCCGTACACAGTACGCAATCATGAGCATCTATCAAGCCAACCCTGCGGGCGCTATCTACGACCAGGCGGGCTCTCAGAGCCCTCAGACGGTCTTCAACACCAACCTTGCCAAAGAGGACAAGGCACACAAGGACGGCGAGCGCAAAGGCAAGAAGGGTGGCTCTCGTTATATGTGGCCTGGTGCTGAATCTCACCTGCCTAAACTCATCGAGGCTGCCGACCGCATTCTTACTGGCGTCACCCGCCGATTTAACAGCAACTACAAAGGGTTTTAAAAGTGGCAAATATTCTGCTTCCATTCGTCACAACCTTCGACGACAAGGGCGTCAAGAAGGGTCAGGCTTCGCTAGGTGCTTTGGCTAAGTCAAGCCTCGCTGGTGCGCTCTCTGTCGGTGTCGTTGTAGATCAACTTGGCAAAGCGGTCAAGGCAGCTGCTGAAGATCAAAAAGCCCAGGAGCAGTTAGAGCTGGCGGTCCGTAACAACACCTCAGCAAACACCGAGCAGATTGCCGAGATGGAAAAAACCATCGGGCGAATGGAAATGCAAAAAGCAGTGGCCGACGATGAGCTTCGTCCAGCCCTGGGGAATTTGGTCAGAGCTACTGGCGACGTCACAAAGGCTCAGGGGCTTTTAAATTTAAGTCTTGATATAAGCGCAGCGACCGGGCGTGATTTGCAAAGTGTCAGCATTGCGTTAGCCAAAGCCCAAACAGGGAACGTTACGGCTCTTACCCGTCTTGGCATTCCTTTGGATGCAGCTGCTGTTAAGTCGAAGGACCTTGACGCAATTCAAGAAAGTTTGGCTCTGCGCTTTGCTGGCGCGTCTGATGCAGCTGCTGCTTCTGCCGATGGCGGCATGAAGAAACTTCAGATCGCTTTGGACAACACCTACGAAGCCGTGGGTTACAAGTTGCTGCCAATCATCAGCGACTACTCAGTGGTGCTTGCAGATTTGGCTGGCAAATCTTTAGACGCTGAAAAGGAGAACTCAAAGTTTGGCAAAGCTGTCAATTACTTAGGTAAAGAACTGCTACCCATCTTTAAGATTCTGCCGTTTATAAATAAGCAGGTCAGTAACTACGCCGACAACCTCGGCAAAGCCACGACCTTCACTGAAGACTTCGTTCGTATTGGCCGTCTTCAGAACATGAACCTCAGCAAAGAGACTGTCGTCCTTAAGGACAATGACAAGGCTCAACGCTCAGCCACCGACGCCAAGAAGAAGGCCCGCCAGGCTGCAAAGGAATACGCCGACACTCTCCGCGATCGTGTTCAGACAGCCGTTGACAGGACTACTGACGCCGTTGAAAGAGCTCAGGCCGCCTACGACGATTACTCCTCCAGCCTTGCTAGCACGATTACTGGTTCTGTTTCTTTGGCTTCTGCTTTCCAAACACAAAAGGATTCAGAGTCCGAACTTGCCGACAGTCTCAGGGAAAGAGCAGAGGCATACGCAAGGCTTGGAAAACTTAACCCAGTCGAGGACGCTGACGCCTATGCAGACGCCCTTGAGAGGGTCGCACAGGCTGAAGCCGACGTCACCAGCGCACAGGGCAAGCGTTCATCCAGCAACTACATGGACGTGTTTAAGAAGCAAATCGCAGACGCTCAAGCTTTCTCAAAGAACCTCACTCACCTGGTGAGCGCAGGACTTAGCCAGGCTGGACTTTCTCAGTTGTTAAGCCTGGGCCCAGTAGCAGGTAAAGAAGTCACCGATTACCTGATCGCAGTGCCTAACGCACAGGCGGTAGTCGAGTTCAACCAGCAACTTGCAGGACTTGCCAACGCTGGACAGTCTCTCGGTGTGTCAGGAGCCAACGCTTTCTTTGGAACTGACTTGTCAAACGCAAGAGGCGCAGCCAACGCGGTGAACAATTACAGCATCACCGTGAATGCAGGACTGGTTTCTAACCCCGCTCAAGTAGGCCGTGACATCATCGAAGCCATCCTTGCTGCCGAGCGTGTATCCGGTCAGGTCTTCGTAGGCGTATGAGCCAGCCAATCCTCCAGGTCTTAGTCGGCTTTCAAACGACAGCCAACTTTGGTCAGCCTTTCCAGCTTGACGACGCCGTTTACGGCAAGTTAGACACAGGCACACTTGGCGGTATCCAATTTGCAGACCTAACCACGATGGTTCAATCGGTCAGCATTAACCGTGGCCGTTCACGCCAGCTGCAGGAATTCAACGCAGGCACAGCGACCGTCTCGTTTTGGAATAAGTCCAGGGCTTTAGACCCTCTCAACACGGCCAGCCCTTACTGGAATACCAGCGCAAACATGACCGGTGTCGTCCCGCGTTTGCCTATTCAAATATTTGCCAATGGCATCCCGATCTACAGCGGTCTAGTTACGGACTGGAATGTCGATTACGACAGAGGCAATAACGACATTGTCTACGCAAGTTGCGCCGACGACTTCACTGTTTTGGCAAGCACCACGCTGGCAGCAAACACCGTCGTGGCAGAGCAAACAGGGACTCGAATCAACACAGTCCTGAACTACGCAGAAGTGCTGTATCAGGGCGCTAGAAGCATTGCGACAGGCTCTTCTACTTTGGGTGGCACAGCAGCCGACGCAGATTTCAGCATCCAGCAGGGAACCTCAGTTCTTAACTATTTGCAGCAAGTCACCAACGCCGAGCAAGGTTATTTATTTATGTCGGCAGAAGGAACCCTGACCTTCAAAGGCAGATCACAAGTCCTTAACCCAATCTCCGCAGCGACCTTTACAGGCGACGATTCAGTCGGCATCCGATACCAAACCCTCAGCAACGAATTTGGTGATGAGCTTCTTTACAACGTCATCGTGACAGAAGGCCCAGCTGGAGGACCGTTCACCGCCACGGACAATGACTCTGTTGCCCAGTACCAGGCACAGACT